TGGAAGGAAGGAGCTGAGAAGCTGTTACCTGTGTGTTAGCAACGCTTGGTGACTTGACTTTAAAACACATTAGGTGTCATAGTCCTCCGTTCTCGGTGGATTTGCTAAAGCCTCACAAACTTCTAAGACCGCCTGTACGCCTTTCATATATCCAATATGTTCATCATTGTTAGCGTGTTGCTTCCTCATCAGTTCAGAGAAACTAAAGACTTGTTTGAGATACTCTAGGTCTCCTTTAGGTAATATAGGAATCATAGAGTCTTCGAGGTCGAATATGTAATCACTTCCTCTCCTCACTTATCTGGAACGATAGTGTTTTCGTTATATGTGGAACAATTAATTTGGCGACCAGAGGATAGGCTTCTTTGCGGTAAAGTCATAATCGGAAGCCCTTAGAATCCTAGCGACTCTCGCCTGAACCAGTGCATCACTTTCGGCCAACCCCTTCTTCTCAAAAGCAGCCACAACGGTTTCCCAAGTGGCTCCTTTGGAATCTAAAAGGCGTTTCGCTCCTACAACACCAAGGCCGGGACAACCTTTATAGTTATCCGCTACATCACCCACAAGTGTTTGAAAGAGGTGCCAGTAGTCAGCTTCTTCCTGAGTAATGTCGTAAAATTCGTCTCGGGAAAAATCATAGAAGCGACCCGGAACTGTTTTAAAATCCTTATCACCCGACACAATAATTGCATTGCTGTTCTTCATTGTCGAAAGGATACCAATACAATCATCAGCTTCTAAGCCCGGTCTCTGGTAACAGTTATAATTTTCCTCGACCCACTGTTTAACGCCATAGTAGCAAGTAGGCTTGCGTTTATCAGCTCTATTGAGTTTGTAAGCCGGCAGAACCGTCTTGCGGAAGTTATCGGTGTCAGAGAAGCACATTAGAATCTCATAGTTACCTTCATGTTTGTAGTGGCGCAAAACTTTCTCAGTAAAAGTAACTACTGCGTCATCTACCTTTACCTTGGCTTCCCCTGCATCCGCATGGAGTGTCCAGAGGTCATCCCCCCAATCAATAGGGGTTTCGACTGAAGCGGTCTCCCTAAAGACGACCATATCAGCATCAAAAAGAATTTTGAGCGTCATTAAAAATCTCCTTCTGTTTTGTCAGTGCGTATGCCTTTGAACCTTGGTTCCCTCAGGACTCCTTTGGTACTCTCAGACATAGCATCAATTTGAACTATTTTACCTACGATTTCATCATAGAAGAACTCAGACCACCAGCGTTTCCGTTGGGCATCCGTAAGACCAGTACCGACAACAACTTCTTTGCCGCCTCTGAACTGACAGACAAGTGCGCCAACCATCCCTGTGTATTTCCCGGTTCCCTCTTGGAGGCTCAGGACTTTCAGGTCGTAGCTAATGTCCTTCTTAACTTTCATCATGGTTTCATTACGTTTACCAGGGAGGTAGCCGACACTTGGGTCTCTAACTACCAAGCCCTCACCACCTGCATTCCAGATACGCTCTGCTGCTTTGTCGATTTCTGACCAAGTGTAAGCAAAGTATTGAGGAACAAGGAAGGTATGGTGGTAGCTCTGCCAGAACTCAATGCGGTTTAGCTCTTGGCTTCGTTCTTCATAGGGACGAGCTTCACAGGTTCCCCAGAACTCATCGAGGCTCAGGGCATCATGGACATAAGCCCCAACTTCGTAGTGCTGGGCTTTAGTGTCTCGACACCAACCGCTGATAGTAGGCTGGGGGACACCCTTGGCGTATCCTTCAAAGATAATGATGTCGGTACCAAGGGTCTTAGAGATGTCGTACAGCTCAGGCTTGAGGTGTTCAAGGCTCAAGTATTCTTCACCTGTGCGACTAAAGATATGAACACTGGTGAGATCGCACAAGGCAAAACAAAAGACACCATCAAGTTTCTCTGAGTACATCAAAGGAAACTGAGGTGTCTTTTTGTTATTCATTTTTTCACGTGGGAGACAGAGCTGGACAAGATGTGACTTATCACGAGGAAAGTCCGGGTAGTAGTCAAAGAAGGTCTTAGCTGTTTTCTTTTTGGTTGCCATTAGGCTCTCCCTTCGTAAACAAGCCACACCTACAGACACTGTAAGACCTCATATATCTGCATGGACAAATGGAGTCTTCATTACGGACGTTTTGGCAAGGACAATACATCCTCCCATACTTAACTACTTGCCCTAAGAATTTGTCTGATAATGCGTCAAGGCGTTCTTCTGAGCGGACAGAGTAACCATGTTTGTCGGCGATACTTTGGAGTTCTTTTTTATAATGTGGGGTCATCGGTTACCTCCTCCTGTAATATCTTTAGTTTTCAATGTGTATCCACAAGGGCACTGAATGGTAACCTTAGTGGGTTCTACAAGGTTACCTAAGGTCAATAATGGTCTTTCACATTTAGGGCAGGAAATATTGACAATAGTCGGCTTTTTCTTCGCCATATTATTTTTTGACCTCCTGAGTTACATTGATGATTTTTTCTGCTAATTTATCAATGGTTTCCCCAGTGACCTGTAGGTTATGAGGGGTCACCTGTTTGGCAATCAGCATTTTGCATAAGGCACTTTCGCTAGGGAGTAAGAAGTTTAAAAGTGCTACAATACAGAAAATGATAGTAGATATTTTTGTAAGGCGTTTAAGAGCTTTATGATCTTTGTCTTGCTCCTCCTCATCTCTCCATTCTTTAAAGCTGACTATTGTAAACGTTGCAAAAACTGCTGTGACTAAACCGCACATACATGTCATCCCGGGCAATTTACCAACAAGATCCATCCAATAGAAAACCATAGGGTCAATAATAGGTTCATACATAATTAATTTCCTCCTTAGTAGTAGTAGTAGACCTTAACTACTCTTTGCTGTCTGCCAAAGTTTATGGCATCCGCATATTCGTTAAAGTAAATATCAATTTTGTTAGTGTAACCGCCGCCAAAGCGGTCTTCAACGGTATAAAGGTGACCATCAATTTCCACGAGGGTACCAAAAGGTAAATGGTCGGCAGCTATTGTACGACCTTGAGTAGCGTTAGTGCCACTTGCGGTTATCCCATCAGCCTTACCACATTCCTCAACGGATGCAGTATAGGCTGTCAGGGTAACCTCTTGGAAGTAAAAGGTTGCCAGCAACGACAAAATTAGTGACAGTCTGCCCAATTCTTCCCAACCTTTCCTTCGGTATCCAGTTGGACTCTGAATCCAAAAAATTCTTGAGTTTGTCTCATAGACTCCTGAGCGACCTTAATGACCGTCTCAGCAATCTCTTTCGTCCGACAAGCTACCTGCACTTCATCGTGAACCCAAGCCATGTACTGAAAGTCAGCTCCGTGGTCAAGCCCAAGGTTGATAAGGTTTTCTTCGAGTAGCAGTATCCACTTTTTGCAGATCAATGCACCTGCTGATTGCAGGAGCAGGTTGAGTGCTGAGTGGAGCGACCGGACGTGCAGAGGACGACCATCAAGACCTTTGAGATATCTGCGTTTCCATTTGGTAACTCTGCCTCTAAATTCCTCAGCGACCAGAGCGTTCGTAATGGCTGCCTTAAGGTCAGCAATAGCTGGTGTTTTAGACAGGAACTCTCTTTTAAGTCGTTTACCATCCTTAGCGGTACCATGCACAATTTTGCCAATTTTTGCATCTCCAGCTCCATATAAAAAAGCATCATTATGTTCAACAGAGTTCGTTAAGCTCTGCCCGCCTTTCGGCTGCTCTATGTCACCATAGAGTTCAGACTATATCTTCACCCATGTAGGGGACGTGCGCTTCGTAGCACTTGCTACTACTCCTTGCGGATAGTCGTTGCACCTTCTAAATACTTAATGGAGTGGGATAAAATAGACACATCATCTTGCATTAAACCTAAGGCTCTATTGCAGTTGTGGCACAACAGTCCTCTAACATTTCCTGTTTTATGGTCATGGTCAACAACTAAGATGCCAGAGTGATGTTCTGCCATTTTGAAATTATCTTTACCACAAATAGCACACTTAAATTGTTGCTTTTCTGCTATATTAAGATATTCTTTAATAGTCAGATTATAAGCGCGTTTATAATAAGCTTCTGCTATACCATAGTCTTTACAAAAATCACAACAGTAATATTCACTAGGAGCCTTTGGCATAAATAAAAAACCACAATGGCGACACTTCTTTTCTTTGAAGTAGCCTTGCGGATATTTCGAGGCTTTCCCTGTTTGTAGTTTCTTAGGTTTGTTACGTTGTGTTTGTAATATTTTCAGTAGATAATCTTCTTTTGTCATTTTAAACTCCTTAAATATTTAGCTTGGCTCAGGATTGTCTCAATATGAGAGTTTCCCTGAATTCACACGTTTTTAATCGAGAGGTTACCCTCAAGTCATCCTATGCTAT